AAAATTAAGCTTATTCCTTCTTTATTTTCTTTATCATGTATTACCATTTTATTTGAAATATGTAATAATGTTGTCATTTTTATTAATATAATATTTAAACTTTAATATATTAATTTTTAAAACTTATTTTAAACCTAAAAACAAATTATTATAAAATCCTTCTTTCTTATTTACAAATGAATCCCTAAATGTTTTACTCGGTTTTTTTAATTCTATTTTTTTTGGTTTTTTTTCTGGAACATCAAAGTTTTTATTTTGTAAATAAAATATTTTATCATCAATTTTTAGTAATTCATGTTTTATATTTTTTATATGACTTAATCCATAACCATTTATATTTCTTCTCTCAGTATCATACATTTTCCAAGTTTCAACCTCAGATACATCTCTTTTTGGACCGTGCCAAAAAACAATTACATATTTACTTCCCATTCCACTAAATTGTGAATAATCAATCTTAATTTTTCTCTGTAATGCCCTCTGGTATAAAGCATTGTCTTCATAACCCCATGCCCAATAATTTGGAAATCCATTTAATTTTTCATAATCACCTCCTGTTATTGAAAATATTCCACCCAAAGCTTTACAATCCTTTGGATTACAACCATAAAAATGCTTTATTACACCATGTGTAGTTTTCCATTTTAAAATACCACCTCGATAATATACACTATCTACGTCACTTATTACTAATGTTTTATCTTTATACGTATTTGGATAATTTTTTTTTATCCATATAAATCCTAAATTTTTTAAACCTCCCCTATTAAAGGGTCTAGTATCACATTGATGACTAATTAAAATCATATAATTCATATTTCCTAAAATTACTTTCATTTGATTCATAAATATTTCCAAATGTGCTTCTCTATTTCTATACGGTACAATAAAAAAAATTTCTGGTTCTTCCATTATATAATTTATTAATAAGAATATTTTTTCAAAATAACGGGAGGTATTAATTTCCCCTTTATTTTTTCTAATTTTTTATAACATTTATTTATTGTTACTTCGCTTATTTCACTACAATTATTTACATTTTTTTTTGTTATATTTAAATTACAACATTGTGAAACAAAATATACTATTCCAGCTGCTACTGAATGTGGAGTATTTTCTGGAATAATATTATTTGATTGAATATTTAATGCCACAAATAAACATACTTGTGTTATTTCTTTATTAATGTTTAATCTACTACAATATCTCTCTATAAATGATGTTGGTTTTGTTTTACATAATTTTGTTTTTTCATTACTTTGAACATTTCTTTCAAGATTATTTAGTAATTGCATTGCATTTTTACAACCTTTTGTTGAATCTGAATTATTTAAATGAAATATTGTTGCTATTTCTTTTGATGTACGTGGATAATTATGAATACGACATGCTAAATAAACTGCTGCTGCTATTATACTATCTCTATTACATCCTCTAAATGTTTTCATTTCTGATAATTTTTTATGTTGTCTTAATGCTTCATCTACCATTATTTTTGGTATTCCAGAATTTTTTGACATTACCTTTATTCTTTGAAATTCATCATATTGAGATTTCTCTTTATAAGGCATTGACTGCCATTCTGTATATCTTTTTATTTTTTTCATTTCATATGATGAATTCATACCAAAACATAATACTTTACATCCATAAGATGACTGCTTTAATAATGGATTTATTGGCATCCCACATCTTGTTGGATCACGAGAATTATTATCGTCCGCACCATAATATCTCCACTCTGCTGTACCATCTAAAACATTTTTATATAAAATTCCACATTTATCATTGCTACAACATAAAAACCTTTGTTGTGTAAAATATAATTTTGCATTACATAAATCACAAGTTTCTTTTTCACTTATATTACTGTCTGTGTATAAACATTCCATTTTTTTATCATCTTTTTTTAATATTTCTGTATCAAATTTGTCCCATAAATTTTTATTTGACTTTTTGTTTTTTATTTTTTTTGTTCTCTTTTCCGCATTTTTTTTACTCATGTTATTAATCTATTGTAATTATTATTTGTTTAATTCAATTTTTTTATATATATTTAAATTATATGGGAAATACACAATCAGGAGGATTTTGGAAAAATAGAAAGAAAAAAAAGTTTCTTAAAGACATTAAAAAATCAGCAAAAAAAGATATTAAAATTGTTACTGCTATTGATGCTATTGCTACAAAGTTTATTTTACAATCTGATTTTCAAGATATGCTTAAACTTCAAGATAAATCATATTGTGATAAACTCACAATTTTAACGAAAAAAGTTATTGAAAAACAATTAACTCCTAGAGAAATATTATATTTGGATTTTAGAACAAAAAAAGGACAAACCGTTAATTTATTAACCAGAGAACATTTCTCTTTTATAGATGGTAATAAATTACATACATTTGATATTAATAGTAAAGTAAAAAAAGAAAGAATTTGTATGGGTATTGCTAGATTTTATATTACTTTCTTTCACTTGTTTGCTTCTATTGTAAAAGCTATTAACCCTGTTTATACTTATAAAGATTCTACTGGTAAAAAAATACAAATTGACTTGTTGGATAAAATGAATATACCACCTGAATTAAAGAAACAAAGAGAAATTTTAGGTATATGTAAACAAAAATTTAAAAATTTATCACCTGTTCAAGATAATGATGATGGTGTAATTGTTGCCCCTAAATTTTGTCAAAAAAAATCACAACCTTTATGTGACCAACCTGGTATTAGAGAATTAAAAAAAATGTATTATGATGAATTTGATTATGACTCCAAAAGCCCTACATCCGGAACATATTATAGGATGTCCAAAAAAATGAAAGAAATTTATGAAAAAGATGTTAAATTGTTTTATAAAGCTTTTACTGGAGAAGTTAGTGTTCCAAAAAAAATAAAAGATTTTTGTGATATTAATACATTTGATTTCTCTAATCTTGTATCTTGTAACGAAAATGAAAAACATTTTTCTTATAAAGGACCAAAAAAGAATGTTTCTATGAAAAAATATGGTAATCAATTAAATACCATGATGACAAACACCTCTTCTAATCAAAAAAAATTATTAAGTGTTATTGATAAAATGTTTAGTTATCAGGTTGATATGAAAAAAAAAGTTAAAGAATTAAATATTAATCCAGAATTAAATAATGAATCGTTAAAAGACTTAATTAAGGAAACTAGAGAAATTATTATTAAAATGTTCATTGACTGTGAAAATGATTACAAAAAAGCTATTAAGTTATTTAGAGCTATTACTTTAGATAAAAAATTAAAAAGAGATGTTAGTCGTATTAATAGACACAAAGAAATGGAAGAAAAAATTATTTCACAAAATGATACTGTTTTCCAACAACCTGTACCACCTGTTGAACCCGAATCACCTGTTGAACCAGTACCACCTGTTGAACCAGTACTACCAGTTGAACCGGAATCACAGGTTGAACCAGTACCACCTTTAGAACCTATAGAACCTGTTAGAAATAAAGAATTTATAAGCGAACCTTCTTTACCTACTTTTAGACCAATTGAACTTATTCCAAAATCAGAGACTAATGCTTTAGGAAATTTTAATAATCCTGTTCCAAAATAATTCAATGCGTTATTAATTATTTAGAAAAATTATATATTTTCTATGAATAATATATAATGGTTAGAACCAGAGGTATGAAAAAAGCTAGAAGACGTGCTTATACTCGTAGAGTAAAGAGATCTAAATGCAGAAAAATGAAACGTAGAAGTTGCAAAGCTTCCAAAAGTTGCAAATGGGCATCGGGAAAAAAGCGTAGATTTTGCCGTAAAGCCAAAAGCCGTAAACTTTCATCTAAAAGTTTGAGAAACGCTAATTCTCGTAGACGCCGTTAATTTTTATAATATAAAAAAAAAATATTTTTATATATTATAATGACAAGTTGTACTGGAGCTAATACTGGAGGTCGTCGTAGACGTCGCAAAACTAACAATCGTCGCAAGACTAACAATCGTCGCAAGACTAACAAACGCCGCAAGACTAACAAACGCCGCAAGACTAACAAACGCCGCAAAACTAACAAACGTCGTAGACGCCGTTAATTTTATATAATATATTAAACTATTTACATATATTATATGACAGGATGTCAAGCTTTAACACTACAAGATGTAACAAACAGTCAAAGAGGTGGTAACATGTGTGGTTTGGGAGGTTATAAAAAAAGGAAAACAAAAAGAAGAAAAAAATGTAAGAAAAAGAGTAAAAAAAAGAAAAAATGTAGTTACAAACGCTGCAAAAAGAAAAAATTTAAATGTTGTAAAACTAAAAGAAGAACTAGAAGAAAGCGTTAAAAACATTCAAAACCACTCATTTTGTCATCTTCTTGTAAAATATCCATATTATATCTTAATTTATAATAACATCTGAAGCACACCAATACATCATTTAATGAATTGTGTAAATTATTCGGCACTTCATTAAATAACTTTTCATATAACTCTATTAGTTTTGGAAATTTTGATACTACTTTTTGTTTATAATTTATACGTGTTAATTTACAAATATCATTACCATACATCATTGTACAAAATTCTACTTTATTTTGAAATACATCTTCAACATTGTTTCTAATACTTTCTACTTGTACCATTGATTTATCAAACTTTATATTATGTGCAACTAATATACCACACTTACTTAAGTCTTCACCAAACTCATATAAAACTTGCTCTATACTTTTCCCTTTTTTCAACATCATTTCATTAGTTATTCCATGAATCTTTGTACTTTCGGGTGGTACTTTCATACCACTCGGTAATTTTATTATATAATCTTTGATTTCTAGTAAATCCATATCATCTGTATCATATACTATCCAACTAAATTGTACAATATTAGGCCATACACCAAGTTCTTCAACCTTGGCATTATATTTACTAGGTAATCCTGTAGTTTCTGTATCAAATACTAGTACTCGCATTATGTTTAATAAAAAAATTATTTTATATACATTATTTTTCAATTTATTAGAATTCTATTTCAAATTGTGGCAATGTTGCTAACAAAAGTTTATCATGATAAATCATTCGTATTATTAGCTTATTCTTCGTATTATTATTTCCAAACAATACTATATTTTTATCTACCTTTTCTTCGACTAATTTTTCAGTTTCATTTCTACTATATTCAAATATTTCTACAAAATTAATTTCTCCGTGAATCGGAGAATTTGCATTCATCATATCAATAATCTTATGTCTGTATTTTATGTTTTCTACTCCTATTACAGCAAACTTCATGTTTTTTTCTTGATACATTGGACATTTAAACCAATTTGATGTTATATACTGTCCTAGTAGTATATTTCCAGAATTTAAGAGAAATCTTTGGTTATTTAAAATCCATTTGTTTTCTTTATGACTGAAATGTACAAAATAATAATTCATGTTGTTGTGAGTTTTTGATGCCATCTTGGTTGTTATTTATAATATATAAATAACAAATTAATATTAGTTTCAATTTTATAGGGCTTCTTGTTGAGTTAAAACTTCCTTAACCATATTAACTAATTCACTTTTTAATATAACATCATCATATGACCTATGGTGTGTTTTTAGTGTACTTTTAAGAACTCTAATACTTGCCGTCTCAACATCCTTTATGGTTGATTCTCTAGTTAATATTTCTTCATTAACCTCTTGTTTAATATTTTCATTTAATTTTTCAAATCTATCTTTAGTCATTTTAATATTTACTGGATCGATTTTTTTCCCATTTGAATCCGTTGTTGTTCCATCTGGATATTTAAATGATGAATCTTTCATCTCTTCTTCGGATAAATGATTTTTTTGATTTGCCCAATAATCCGTTTGATCTTTTCCATTAACATAATATCTACCATTATGAATAACAAATGGATATTCTTCCTTTTTAGGATTTGATTCTAAAACATTTTTATAATGTGTCAAAAATTCATCTTTCCATCTTTTAATATTGTCAAAATCTGACAAGAATAATTCATTAATTCCTTCATATCTACCACATACAACTGTATTTACTGTTGAATAAAAACTAAAATCTGCAATTGAAATTTTATTATTTACTAAAAACATTAGTTTTTTAGTAGATTCTTCCGTATTAACCTCAGTAGATTCTTCCGTATTAAATTCTTCCGCATCAAATTCTTCATACATTTTTTCTAATTTTCTATCAAAACGTTCAAACCATCTATATAATCTACCACCTTTGGATGTTATATTTAAAATTTCTTCTACTTTTTCATTACCTTTTAATAATAAACTTGGATATAATGTTTTTAAACAATGACTAAATAATTCAAGCCATACATCTATTTTATATTTTGACATTGGATCAACATTGTTACCATATAAATTAAACATATCACCAATTCTTTTAAGTGTAGGAACACTATTTGTTAATACTAATTTATCATCTTTATCTGGTAAAGTATTTTTTTCATATTCAAGTGTATAAATTGGTAACTGTTCCCATTCTAAATCTTGTTTAAACGTTTTCCATCTATCTGTATCCATAAATTCCTCCAAAACTTGTTGACCTACATAATAACATACCATAATTAATGGGGCTGCACTACCGCCTCCTTGTAACATCCAATTAGTTACTACTACTCTTTCTAAAGAACTCATTATATTTATTATAATAAATATATCTTTAATATAAAATTATTAATAATTCTTGCAAATTCCAAATGTTTTTCTATGCCATTGAGTAATTCCATATTTTTTTATACCTTCTATGTGTTTACTAGTACCATATCCTTTGTTACTATTTATACCATATTTTTCAACAATATCTGGATGTTTATCACATAATTCGTAAATATATTTATCTCTTTCTACTTTTGCTATAATAGACGCAGCTGCTATTGATAAGTATTTATTATCACCTCCTTCAATACATGTGTAAGGTATTATTGTGTTATTATTCATATAAATTGGAAAATAACATCCATCTACTAATATGTGTTCTGGTTTTACTAATAAATTATCTAATGTATTGTGCATTCCTTCATAAGTAGCTTTAAAAATATTAATTTCATCTATTTTTTTTTCATCATAATAAAAACTAGTATAGTCTATTGCGTTTTCTTTAATAAAATCGTATGCTATTAATCTTTTCCTTTCACTTAATTTTTTACTATCTTTAATAAACGATTGATTAAATGTCTCATCCGGTGGAATTATAACAGCACCTATATAAACTCTTCCAAATAATGGACCCCTACCTGCTTCATCTAAACCTACTTCTAAAGTATTTTCTAAATAAAAACTTTTCATCATTAAATAAATAATTGATTATTTATTTAATATTATTATTTAAAACATTTTTCCAAATGCTTTACTTGTATAACAACCCTTACAGTGTTTACCAGCACCAACTTTCGTTAATATTTGTTTTCTTAAAACCAAGCCTCTTCCTGCTGAATTTACAAAACTAACAACTTTACCTGTACCAGTGTTTTTTTTTAAATTTACTGAATGATATTTCGCTCTTCCTACCTTTGGCATTATAATATTATAAAAGAAAAAAAAATTTTTACCGGGACACCACTAACATGGTCCATTTTATTACGTCGGAAGGTGGTTCGCAAAGTGTGAACGCATCAAGATACCTCCAACGACGGAGTAAATGCGTTCATTCCAAATTTCATAAATTGTAATTTGTTTGTTGATGTGTTCAAATCCCAGTTCATCTCCAGTGCTTCACCAATTTTAAAATTGATGGCCATGGCACGCGTTTTGTTTGTTATTTTAATATCCTGGGGAATAACAAATAAAATATAATCGGTGGTACCGGGTTGCTTTATACGTTTACCACTGGCATCCCAACTGTTTACACCGTTATGCCAATATTTAGTAGCTGCGGTCCAAGCACTTGCCTTGTCTCTTCGGGTGGGGAAGCTCTCAGTGAGTAATTGAACGCGCTCTGTAGCCGTAATGTCTTTCATGTCGGAATCTGGAACCACCACCACCGTGTTTTGGGTATAGCCAATAGGCGTATCTCCTAAAATATTAATATATTCTGTATCAAAATCGAGGGTGGTGGAAGTGGCTCTAATTTCAGCGTTACTTGTAATGTTTGATTTTGACCCATTTGTATTAATAGTAAAAGCAGATGACTTTGTAATTCCTGCCCGGTCTGTTATTACAACCGGTGGTGTTGTTGCAGCACCTGAGAAAACGAAATCAATGCTAGTCTTTGCATGAATTTCAGCATCAAGAATTATATAAAATCCGTTGTAAGTGGTCACGTCGACAGGGCCAGTCAACTTGAACCGTGGTGTCGCGTTGAAACCACCACTCCCATCCATAACGATTTCTGTTGCTCTTTGGTGGATACTGTTTCTGCTTTTTTTCAAGTTGTTCAAACTGTCATTCAATGGGTCACCCTTGAGAAGTCCAATTTCATAAACATTTATTTTATAATTATCTGGCTTTATAGAAAAATTGTCAACAAAAGGTGTATTGGCAACACCACCTGGTGATGTCCTTGTACTAAAGTTACTGTAAGTCGACGGCAACAAGTGGGTAGTGTCTTCATATTTTATTATATCTATTGGATCGGTGATACCAGTGGACGTGTATTGATCTATATGTAGAATTACTTTTCCAGAAAGGTTAGTCGCTGGTCGTGTTGAGCTCATTATAATTTATATTAATAAATTAAATATTATAATTTAACTATAAGAAAATGAAAGAGTAACAAACACTCCGCCTGTTTGTTTATTACACCCTACAGACCCAATACATATTTGTCTTCTATATGCTCTTTTTGCCGCCATAGAACTTCCTGTCATTGATGGTAATGCTTTTTTTCTTGTACAATTATTTGTTTTTTTACATGATGTTCCTAAAAAACAACTCCTTCGTCTCCATAATGGATGATGTATTGGGTTCGGAGTAGTATTAAAATTAATAGGTGCTCTTCTATGAGTTAATGCACGTCCACCCATACTAATACCCCTAACATTGTTTTTTGCTTCCCCTGGTGTTGACATTTAATATATTATTATACTTTTTTTTTTCATATTATATATATAATATGAAATTTCAAAATATTCATGTATTTTTATTTTTATTAATGTTGTTAATATTTGTATGTTGTAAATTTAGCATTATGGAAGGTAATATTGGCAATATTGCTGAAACACCCGAAGGTGCTACTGTTTATGCAGAAGTTCCAGAAAACAAATCTAAAGAAGATAAACCAAAAGAAGATAAACCCAAAGAAGACCCAAAAACTAAAGGGGCTTTTGGTGAACAAACATATTTTTATGAAAAAATTGTAAGTATTCCAAAAAAATTAATACCAAAAGGAACTGAACATTTATATGTTCCTAAATCACAAGCTCTTATACCACAATGTCCAAAATGTCCCGATATTAAAAGATGTGATGTTGAAGGCGAATGTCCTCCTTGTCCTAAAATGAAACCTTGTCCAGACGAACAATTTGAATGTAAATTAAAACCTAAATGGAGTGAACCAAATATATCAACTCATTTCCCTAGACCAATGTTAAATAGTTTTGAAAGTTTTATCAAATAATTTTGTTATATTATATATATTAATGAAATTGGGTAAAATAAATATGTTCTTAATATTATTATTTATATTAATAATTTGTTGTACAAGTTTTAGCGTATTTGAAGGATATACTGTAAATCCTAAATCTAGGAAAATTAGTAAGTCAACAAAAAACAAAGATAATATTAGTAGTTATGGAAGATTTGATGAAAAATGGGAAAATCAAAAAACAAATGAAGAAAAAGCAGATGAAGAAAAAGCAGATAAAGAAAAAAATACATATAGAGATATTGTTAAATTTGAGGATATTGTAAAAAAAAATGCAGGAATGAGTGTTACATATATTCCAAAGAGTCAAATTCCCCAAGGTAAAGAACATTTGTATATTAAAAAATCAAATGTTATACTTCCTTCGTGTCCTGTTTGTCCTACATTAAGTAAATGTAATTCTAATCTACCTTGTGCACCTTGTCCACAACCAGAACCATGTCCAAATAATCCTATTGATTGTAAAATGGTACCTATATGGGATGACCCTAGTGTTAAAAAACATTTACCAAAACCCGTATTAAATAGTTTTGATGATAAATAATTTTGTTATTGTATAATATATATAAATGAAGTTGCAAAAAATTCATATGTTTTTAATATTATTATTATCATTAACATTTTGTTGTGTGGGATTTAGCGTATTTGAGGGTAATGAAAATATGGATGACAAAGATAAGAGCTCTCATGAAGGGGAAGGTGATTCTGGTAGTTCAACACAAAGAATGGGTAGACGTGATAGATTAAAAAATGCAAAAGTAATTCATGATTATGATCCTTTTGGTAACGACCCAGAAAAGAAAAAGGAAAAGGAAGATGAAGAAGAACATGACAAAAATTTAAAAGGTATGTTAAAGTTTGTTACTGGTAAAGATGGGGTAGTTAAAAAAATCCCATCTAATGGTAATACTGGTGATGAATTATATGTATTAAAATCTCAAATTGTACCACCTGTTTGTCCTAAATGTCCTGATGTTAAAAAATGTGATACATCTAAAAATTGTCCGGGTTGTCCAGCACCTAAAAGATGTCCTACAAAACCATTTGAATGTAAAATGGTTCCTAAATGGGCTGATCCTAGATTAAGTAATCAAGAACCTAAACCGGTTTTAAATAGCTTTGATACATTTGCCTAAATAATTTTATTTAAATAATAAAATTATCTTTTTTTTATACATCTTTTATCTATTTCTAAAGTTTTTACTTTTCTAGTATCTGGTACAATTCTTATTAAACATTTTGATTTTTTACCATATAAAGGTTTTACGCACCCATCTTCTTTTATAACTAATTCTATTTTATTGTCATCAGTACATCTAGACCTAAAATGTTCATATCTTTCCTTAACTTGATTATATGTTAATCCTGATTTCTTATTTAACATTTTATTTATTAATTCATGTAA